GCGAGCCTGCTCGCGCAGGAGCTCTGCCGCGCCGTCCATGCCCACGATCTGCTGAGCCACTGGGCTGTTGAGCACGATCTGCAGGAACTCGTTGCGGCGGACTGCCTCAGCTTCCTTGACCACCAAGCTGGTTGCGCCCTTGGCCACAGCCTTGACGTCGCCGATCAGGTCTGGGTCTTTGCTGTAGCGCAGGTTGTCTTGGTACAGGCGCTCGATAGACGGCACGATGACATTGCGGTCAATGTTGCTGATTACCTGCTTGATGCCCTTGCCAGCGTTGCTGATCAGCATGGACAAGCCAGACGACGTACGGCCAGCCCCGGGAGAGCTCTCGCCAGTCATGTAGCGCGGGATCATGGTGTCTTCGTCAGCGCGGGCGCTGAACTTCTCGAACACGGCCATCAACTCGTTGGCGTTGCTGTTGGGCTGAAAAAAGTTCAAAGGCTGCGAGCCGTCGTTGAACTCAGAGCTCTGGAACTGCCAGATTTTCCAAGGGTACATCTCTGTGATGTCCTCGCCCGGTGGCAGGCGCGACACGTTCACACTGACCTGTGGGCCAGAGCTGATGCCCATGTTGTTGGCCAAGCTGCGAGCGGCGGCGTTCACCATGTTCTGAGAGTCGCGGCACAAGTCGGCCACGCCTTTACCAGCCACAGCGCCCGGTACGCGCTCATACGATGTCACGTAGTACGGCTTGCGGCCCAGCGGGTCGTAGTTCAGCACAGCGCGGATCACCGTGGAGCCCACCAGCCACACTTCGCAGGGGTAGTTCAGGTCTGGGTCAGGAATCTCTTTGGCGGACAGGCCCCAAGTCAGCAAGTCCTTACCCTGCACGCTGTCCCACATCTGGAGCGCGTCGATCAGATCAGTTGTAAAGATCGTCTGGGTAGTGTCCTTGCCCTCGGCGGTCGCCTGAGCGCTGTCGGTCCACAGCCACTCGTTGAGGTTGCCAGACTCAAAGGAGTTGAGCACTGCGCGGATGGCATCGTCGTTGTACCCGGGCACGCCGATCAAGGCCTGCAGGTCTTCGCGGGTCATGCGGTGACGCTCGATGTTGAATCCATCTTGAATGTCTGAACACCATGGGGCCCAGTAGAACATGAACGGGTCAACCCGCTCCCACTCGTTGCGGATTTCTTCCGAGGGTGCCAGCTCGCCGTTCTGCCAAGCCATGGTCTTGCGCTTGCGCTTGACGGGCCCTTTCATCACAGCGTAGGGGAACGTCACCACGTCGTCGAGGAACGCGTTCAACGCGTCCGTCCAGCCACCTTCGATGAGCTGGTCTTCCATCTTCAGTTCCATGCGGTCAACGCGCTCGTTGGCCTCTTCGCGCAGTTTGCGCATCGCTGCGTCTTTCATCAAGCTGGCGCTCTCACGCAACTGTGTGGGGTCTGGCATAGCCATGCCCTGCTCCATCATGACCTGCAACTGCTGCTGCATGCTGGCCATCAGCTCTTGGATGATCTCTGGAGGCATGGTGGGCTCAGGTGTTGCCTCGACGCTCCACGGCTTGTCTGTGCCTACGCCCAGCAAGGTATCACGCAACCAGCTCGTAGCAGCGCGGCACTTCACCGAAGTCAGCTGGATGTAAATCTCCGAGCCGCCTTGGCGCTTAATATCCGCCAGTTTGTCAGGGTCATATTCACCGTTGCGCTGGCGCAAACACTGCAGCATGCGCTCTTCAATGGTTCGCTTGGCTTCACGGGCGGACTCCCAGCGCTTGCGTGCGTGAGCGGCCAGCCCTTGGATCACAGGCTGAGCCTGCATGTCCGTGTTGCGTTTTTGCGACTCGCGCTCCAAATCACTGGAACGAGCTACGGGAATGAGTGCGATGCCTGTGGCCATAATTTAGTTCCAAGGAGTGCCGGGGGCGGATGCGTTTGGTCCAGCAACCAGTACGATTACAAACATTGAAGTGCAAGAGTTGTTGTTCGCACTTCCTATGGCAGTTGCTTCAATATCAGTCTTCTCTGGTATTGCGATTGGAAATTCAAACGCGTAATCAGCCACGCCATTGTTGAGAGTAACAATTGCAGCCGTACGACGTATGCCATCGGCACTGGCTGTCAATAGACGACCTTGAACTGACGTAGAACCACTGGCCTGCCCCGCAGAAAACATACCCTGCGTCAAATATCCTGTATACCCTGCAGGGATGGTGTAGTGTCCGGTCACGGTGTCGTTGTAGTTGAACTTGATGATGTCATACACCGTTGCTGGAACCCCAGCTGTAACTGTGCCCGTGCCGATGTATATATCGCCTGCTGCGCTCTGCCCCGATCCTGCTGTTGCAACCGTAGCGTAATTAATACGCAAGTAACTATTAACAGTCGTTACGGCTGTCTGGCCGTTCATTGTCACTGTCTCAGAAATCTCGTTGTAGCTGGCATCCAATCCTTGGATCAAAACTGTGCGAGCGCCAGTTCCAGCGCTTGTGTCGGCAGCGTTGGTCGAGCTGACCTTCATCTGAATTGCAGTTGCTGGATGCGCAATAAGGCCCGTATGCGGCCAGACTGTAACTTCAGTCTGATCTACGTCACCGTTATAGCCGAAGACGGTTACGCTGCGGTGGCCGGGAATCTGTCCCCGAGCAACCTGCAGCGGGAAGTCCTCGTGGCGGCGTTCAGAGGTAATCGACGGGTAGAAAAAAGACATGTCTGTCTCCAAGAGTTACCCGATTGTACGCTGAGCTGTCAAGGGGTCAAGTGTAGGCGTATGTGGACTTCTTGACTTCCCGGCGAGTCTGCTGTAGCCCGAACCCTCGGATGTTCATGTCGATCACTGCCGAGCCGTACTGCAGAGCGTCGTGGACGTGAGACCACTCGTTCTTGTCGGGCTTGTCCTCCATCTCGCCGTTCTTCTTGACCTTATACCTGTAGCCTGAGCGAAACCCTTTTATGAGCTGTGTGCACGACGGAGACACCAAGAACATGGCCTTGCCCTCCAGCTGCTGGCTAAGCAGGCGCTCCACGGCTGCGATGCGCTTCTCCGGGTCGTTCGTCGGAGGCTTGGCGCACTTATACCCCGCGTCCTTGAGCGCGTCCACCAGCGTCATCTCGTTGAGCTGCTGCTTCATGAACCCCGCCGGGTCAGGGGCGCACACGAACGTGTGCCCTTGGTAGTTGTTGCCGATGAACGGATTGAGCTTGGTGTTGATGAACGTCTCGATGCCCATGTTCTCCGAGGTGATCTCGTCAAGCACCAGCACGCGCCCACGCGGGTCTCGCTGCATAAACACAGCTGACGGCGTGCGCCCGAAGTCAATCCCGATGGTTATGGGGTAGCCCGAGCCGTTCACGGGCTTGAGCTTTTCTTTGGACACGTGGAAGTCCGATGTAAACGTCTTGTCGTAGACGGGCAGGCCTGAGAGACTCTTGCCCCACTTACCGTGGACGTACACGTCGATCCAGTCCTCGCTCTTGCCCTCGCACAAGTCCTCGTAATAGTTCGATGGCAAGTGCTGCACCCAGTCCGCCTCGTCGCTGAGACCACTGGGCTGCACGGTGACGTGCACCTTCTCCGGGTCCGCGTTGGTCAGGTACTGCTCCCAGTGTGCGTCAAGGTCAGGCGGGTTGGTCGCGCCCCACACTTTCTTCATCTGCACGCCCTTGTCATCCACACACCCCTGCACCGGGTTGCCCTTATCATCCACACCCCACTGCGGGCGGTGCGGCACCATCATCCCGTTGGGGTAACGACCCAGTCGGCCCGTGAGCGCGTCGAACACATCTGAGTTGATCTCGCGCACCTCGTCCACCATGGCAAACGACAGCTGCAGCGACAGGAGACGACGCACGTCGTTGGCATCATCCAGCCCCCGAAACAGAATGTCGCACTCTACATCGTCGAACTTCAGCACATACCGCAGCTCGGTGCGCATGTACGCACCCGCTTGGCCCTCTGGGAACAGCGCAAGAAAGTCTTTGATCGTCGAGTCCAGCAACATCTGACGCGTGTTACGCACAATGGCAACCCGAGAGCGGCGGATGCCGTCCGCGCATGCAGCAACCTTCTTGGCCTCAATCGGAATCTTCATCAAAGACGCAGTGGTCTTGGTCGAGCCCACTGGCCCCACGATGAACGACTGGAACTTGTCACTGAGAAGGTAGGGGGTGACGCTCGGCACCGGGGTGTAGTTGACGCTCATGTGTAGTCATCCCCGGCATACTCGTAGTTCTCGTCTTCGATCAGCAGAATCTGTTGTTTTTCTGCGACTAGGGGCATTTCTGTGGGTTTTTGAGGGGTTTCGGCCTCCAAAACGATGGTTTGTGCCGGTGTTTGGCCCACCGTTGGGATGTTGATTGTGATGGAAAACCCGGGTCCAGCAGCCTGTCCGGCACTGTTTTTGGGCTTCAAATCGCCCCAATCGACCAGATTTTCGAGGATTTTCGCCCTCACAGCCGCTGGAACGTCGGGGTCTCGGGCCATATGGTACGCACTGGGCAGCAAATCCTCCGCCAGCACCCTGCTTTTGGCCGAAAACGAGAAGCCTGTGTCCTTGAGCTCGCCCTTGTACGCCTCTACGTACTGCTGAAACTGTGGATTCAGCGCAATTTGGTCGTATTCTGACTGCGTGAGCCCTTCGCTGGCAATGATCTCGGCAGTTGGGCGCATGGCCCCCACCAAATTTCTGGCAACGGACAAGGCAAGGCTGCGCAAAAGGTGGTCAGCGTTGATGGATGAATGCAATTGGGTCTCCTCAGC